CGACCAGCCGTGCAGCGACACGCCCAACGGGGTCGTTATCGCCAAAGCGTCTGCTTACATCAGCCTTCGGCAGTTTGGCGTAGACGGCAGGGATGAGCGTCTGGACATTCGACCACAGGATGTTGAACTTGGCGGTTTCGTTGCCGCCTGACCCTCTGGTGTCGTCGCGGTAACGCTTGACGAGTTTCTTTACCCGCGCCTGCCACTTGGCAAACTCGTTCTCGTAGGTGCCGATGACCCGCAGGTACTTCTCAAGTTCTCGGCTAACGCTCTCGTCCATCTGTTAGTCCTTCTTGTTTCGCGCAGAGATGGCTCTGGCCTTCGCCTTGGCATCTTCCTTGCTCGACGCACCCCAAGCACGCAGCGCAAGGGCGAGGCGTGTAGGCTTGCCGTTCTTCTCCATCGGCCCAGCCATGTTGCCCATGCGTGCGAGGAACGATGCGCGGCGAGGATTGTCGCCGCCCTTCACCGGGGGCTTAAGCGTGCCGCCCGTCTCGGCTTTGTAGGAAGCGCGGCCCTTGGCGTTCAAACCGCCCTTTGGGTTCTTGCCTTCACTACGCTGCCACGCTGCGCTCATCAGTAACCCTTTTTCTCAGGTTTAGCAGTCTTCGCAGACTCACGGAACGCCTTTGCAGTCGGCGCACCAGCCTCTCCGGGCTTACGCATCTTTTCGCCGCTACCCGCAGCAATGCGTTGCTGTTTAGCAAGTATATTAGCATACAAACCTGCTTTTCTATTCATGCCCAACCTCTTGCTGGATTAGTAGGCGCATTAATTGTTATTTCGTTAAGCATATTAACATCAAAATTGCTTGCATCTATAACACGCAAATTAGCGTGGAACCCCGGCACCGCCTTCATCACCGGAGCCGCTACGCCGTCCTCTTCGATGACCTCGCCCGTGGGCTTGTAGACCGCGCCTATGACATCGAGCGCGTACCTGTGGCCGTCCGTGACGTGCCATCCGTCCTCGCCCTTGGTGACGACGCCTGCGGCTTCCAGCGCCTCGTACAGCGCGGCTTCAGACTTTGCTTTGAGGTAGATGTCCATGGTTAAGCCGTCAGTGCTTGGAGGGTAGAGTTAGGCAGGCGCACGCGGTAGTAGGCGATGCCACGGATGTAGCCGTTTGCAAATTGAAATCCGGCTAATGAGCCAATAAACATTCTGGCCAACGATGATGGCAAAGACCCTGCTGTTGTTGCGGTCACTGCTGTTGCGCCGTTAAACGAGGACGCATAGTCTGCTGACGCATACGCAAATGCAATTTTCGCGTTTGTGTTAACCGTGTAAGTTCCGCCTGTCAAAGTTGCGACAGCAGAACCGCTTACAACAGTTCTTGGATTCACTACGTTGCTTGAATTGATGTTTATGTCAATTCTGTCGTTTGATGACGCTGCCTGCTCTATATCAACCAAATATCTGTTTGTTGAATTTGCAAAAGAATTCCATTCGCTATAAATAGTTCCAGTTGCTGCGTTAAACCACGACGAGAAATTCGTCCCCGTCATGCTCGCCACATCTGCATTGCGAGTCAGAGCGGTGGTGGTTGTGGGGATTACGCTCGTGGCAAATGCGCCGAGTTCTAGTTGGGGCAGGCCAATGCGGAGTGTGATGTCGATGGCGACGCCGGAAAGAAAAACTCTTAAATAAACAATTTCATACGCGGTAGATGCCGACGTGTTGGTGTGATTTGCACTAATTCTTTGTGTGCTTAATGCAGCGGTTGTTGGAGTAAAAGTTTGCGACGTAGTGGAAACTTCAACTAGAGCAGCGTCTAACGCTGAGGTTCTCAAAACAAGCGACGAAATGCCAGTTAATGATCCTGCTTGAAGTTTGCAATATGTTGATCCAGACCATGATTGCCCATTTGATGCAACATTTTGAGTATTGCTTTCAAAATTTATTAGAAAAAGACCAGCCGCACTAGGCGTACCGCTTACACGAACGTCTATGTAAGTGATGCCGCTTTCTGTGCCAGTTCCGACAATTTCCCGCGTCAGCCCAGTCAACGCGGTAAAAGTAGACCAATTCGTCGGAGCCGTCCCCGGCGTACCCGCTACCGCACCCTGCATCGTGTTGTTGCGGATGGAGTTCGTCCGCTGCTCCTCAATCAGCAAGCCCTGCGCGGCAAGCGTGGAGGGGTTGTAGTCAAAGCGCGGGGCGTAGTAGGCAGAGGCTACGGTTTGGACGTAAGGGCCAACAGTTGATCCTATGTTGAGCATTGCCCCCCACAGGAATAAACCAGAAGTGCCATCGCCGTTGTATTGACGATTGCCAGTAGCGTCTAGAAGTTCGCACCGCAATTCACCGGACGTTCCAGCAGGCCCAGAGCCTGTTATCGAAATGCGGAACCAGCCATTGCCGACCGATTGAATGGCAGACGTTACAGCAGTACCACCACCAAAAGATGATGCCGCGCCAATTGTTCCGGAAGTAAGATTTGCGTCTGCTAAGACGCCGCCCGTCCCTCCTACAATAAAAGCGATTCTAACTCTGGTGCGAGTATCTGCTTTTGCATAAACCGACGCGGTGTATGTCGCGGAACTCATTACCGTCACTGACGTTTGCGCGACTTGATGCACTGAATTCACGTCTAGTGCCTCAGTCAGTTTATCGGCTGTTGTAGTGCCGTCTGGCGCAGTCGTGACATTTGTTGAAACGCTGCTACTCGTTGTAACCCAAGTCGTGCCAAAATTTTCAGACTGCACAACAAGGTTATTGTTTGCATACACCAGCGTCCCAGTGGAATCAAACAGCGTGGCCTGACTGCCTCGGGAAAAGGTGATGCGGTTATCTAGGCTCGTCGCCCCGACAAACTGCAAATCCAGCGTCGGCTTTGAAAATGTAGTGCAACCCCAAGTGGCAAGCATGGCTTTATGACCAAAATACCGTGCAATCAACCGTGCCGCCGATGGTCACTACAAGCGAGGTAACAAAACATCCCGGCATGGGATAAAAGGTTGCCGAAACTGGAGTGAAAGTGTTGACCAGAGTGTTTGAGCCATCTTGAATCTTGATTGTCGGGCTTGACGATGCGCTGGCAACGAAAATTCCAAGCAACCCGCCCGTTCCCGTACGCACAGTTGTCGTAGAAGTGATGTTCTTAAAGTTCTGGCTTTCTGTAACCGGATTACTCATATTCGCGCCCTCCTTGAGACGCTACGCTCGTGAACCTGCCACATATCGTTTAGCGTGACCTCGTTCTGTGGCCCAACAATCAAGGTCTTGCTCTCTAGCGGCCTCTGCGCGGACGGTTCAGCCCTCCACGCAACGGCAAGCATACGGAAAGCGTCGGCAGGGTGTGATGTCCAATCGTGTCGGGGTGATGCCCTGAACGCTTTCTTGTCCTCATCATACTCTCGTTGATACTGGCGTAAAGCCTCTATTCCGTCGCCACATTTTACGGAATTGAACCAAGTTCGGGGCAACATCTGGCGAATTGCTTGGATTCCGTCCTGCAAGCCGATGTTCGGCACCACGGACAAATGGTTGATGCCGAGGTGGTCAGCCAACTGCTCTACGATGCTGCGGCCCGTTTGAAGCGACTTCGCCCGTGCGTCATGCGGCAGGTAATGCTTGCCGTACTGATAACCCTTGTTTACAACCACTTCTGCAATGGCGCGGATGTCTGCACCCGAGACTGCGTAGAAGTCGATGACGCGCACCTCGCCGCCCACCACCTGATACCACCAGATAGCCGTGTCGTCGCGGTAGCCCAAGTCCCATGCTGTGTGTACCGGATACCCCTCCGTAAAGACTACACGCTCGTTAATGCGCGGCTCTGCCTGCCGCATCTCTGTGCCGAAGAACGCGCCAAGGATAGCCGCCTCAAAACTGCATTCGTACTCTTGGAGGTATTGGTCTTCCGACAACTGCGCCTTTGCCGCGTTGAGTTCACTCTGCGGCAGCAGGCCGGACTCGCTGGCAGGTAGGCGCAGGACAAACCACTCGTCTGGGATGCGCCGTGCCGTCTCGTAAATGTCCCAGAATTGGTTGCGCCCCTTTGGCGTACCGGCCATGACGCCCCATGCGCCTTTGTCTGACATAGCGGGGCGAATTACGCTTCCAAACACCGAAGGTTTGAAGTCGCCGTATTCATCCATGTAAACACCGTCAAAACCAAGACCGCGCATAGCATCTGCGTTATCCGCGCCAAACAGTCGTATTTTTGCGCCGTTGATTAACTCCAAAACAAGTTCAGACTCGTTAATTTCCCGCGTTACAGGTCGAGCGTAATACTTAAAATAGTCCCACGCTACGGCTTTAGCCTGCGACCTATACGGCGCAATGTACGCATACAAAGGGTTCTGGCTTTTAGAAAAAACGGCAGCACGCACAATGTCATTAACCGCCGCTACTGTTTTGCCAGCGCGACGATGAGCCACAAGGCAAGCCCACCGCTTCGTTCGCTCATGGAACGGCATGAACACCCGACGAGGGGCATACGGAATAGTTACTGCGGAGGCAGCCATGTAATCGTCAGGTCTTTGCCGTCAGCGCCAGTTAACTCGTTTTTATCGCGTTGCGCGAGGTACTGTTTGCCGAGCCATACCAACATAGTTGTGTTGCCCTCTTC